CGTTGGGGCGTGCAGTCAGCGTTACTTGCCATCGCCGCGGGATTAAGCGCTACTGTCTCTGGACAAAGCGCGACATTCGCCGGGAGCGCAGTCGCAGGAGAGTTGGCGGGCTTGCTGGTCAATGACCAGCCGTTTGTCTATCAGGCCCAGGCCGGCGACAGTGCGGCCTTGGTGGCGGCCGCCTTGGCAGATCTTGTCCGGGCCACCGAAATCGTTTGGGTGACAGGTGCTACGCTGACCATTCCGGCTGCGGTCACGCTCGTTGCACGAACAGCCGGCGTGGCAACCGTGGTGCAAGAATGGGCACGTCAGGAACAGGTGTTCCGTCTATCGGTATGGAGCCCATCGCCCGGCGTACGCGATATGGTTTGCGCGGCACTGGGCGCGGCGCTTGCGCAAGTCACTTTCCTGACGCTGGCAGACGGAACTGCGGCGCGACTGCGGTACGACAAGACCGCCAGCTTTGATGCCGATCAGGTGGCTTCAATCTACCAACGCGACCTGCTTTACGCCGTCGAGTACGCCACCACCGTGACGACGCAAAGTCCGGTCATGCTGTTTGGTGATTCAGACTATAACACCGTGCCGACATTCGTTTGAGGCGTGCGGCCAGCACGTTGCTGCGGCTGCAGTTGATCAAACACCTGACCTGGCGGAATGCCGGAGGAGTTGAGAATGACGATCTACCAGCAGGGCGACATCAACACCGCGGCCTTGATCGTACCAGATCTGTACGTACAAATTGTTCCACCACAAAATCTTGTGCTGAATGGTGTGCCGACTAATCTTCTCGGCGTTGTTGGAACGGCGAGCTGGGGGCCGGTGAATCAGCCCGTTGTGGTGGGCTCGATGTCGGATTACGTCAATGCTTACGGCCCGGTCATCGCACGCAAATATGACATGGCGACTAACGTGGCGACGGCCATACAACAAGGGGCGAGTGCATTCCGTTGCGTGCGCGTGACTGACGGCACGGATACGGCGGCGAGTTACGCCATCGGCTTTGTCAGTGGCAGCTATGCAGCGCTTCTGACCGCGCGCTACACGGGATCACTTGGAAACGGGATCACGATCACACTGGCGCCGGTGACCGGCCAGAATGCCTGGACGTTGACAATATCCAAGCCTGGCATGCTGCCGGAGGTGTTCGCTAATATTCCGGCCACGACACCGGCGGCATTTTGGCAGGCACTGGTGTCCGCGATCAATCATGGGACCGGCCCGTTGCGGGCGAACTCCCAACTCGTCGTCGCGACATTGGGAACTTTGACATCAACCATGCCCGCCGCTGTGACGGCGCAACCTCTGCTCGGCGGCACCGACGGTGTGATCAACATTACGGCCGCGACCTTGGTTGGCCAGGATATCCTGCCCAGGACCGGCATGTACGCCTTGCGTGGGCAAGGTTGCAGCGTGGCTCTTCTGGCCGATACGGACGATTCGACGCAATGGGTGACACAGGCGAGTTTTGGCGCCTCTGAAGGCGTATATATGATCTTGACGGGACCGGCCGGCGATACGATTACGGACGCCGTCAATGTGATTGCCGAGGCTGGACTGAATTCGACCTCGGCGAAACTCATGTTTGGCGACTGGGTGTTCTGGCTGGATCAGACGAACAACCTGATCAGGATCGTCTCGCCGCAAGGATTTGTTGCTGGCCGCCTTGGCAATCTTTCGCCAGAGCAATCAAGCTTAAACAAGCCGCTTTATAGCATCATTGGGACGCAGAAATCGGGTGTTCCCGGCAGCGGGCAAACAGCGACCTATAGCGATGCGGAGCTCGCGACGCTGTTCCAGGCCGGCATCGACGTGATTGCCAATCCGCAGCCTGGCGGTGCATATTGGGGGGTGCGGTGCGGCCATAATACGTCGAGCAACCCGGCGACCTACGGCGACAACTATAGCCGTATGACGAATTTCATTGCAGCGACCCTGGCTGCCGGCATGGGACCGTTCGTTGGGCAGGTGATCAATACACAGCTTTTTCAGCAGATCCGGTCTACCCAGCTGAGTTTTCTGCAAACGCTTCTGAACCAGGGCATCCTTGGGCTCAATGGTTCTGGCCAGTTGCCGTTTTCGGTCATCTGTGACGGCACGAATAACCCGGTCAGCCAGACTAGTGTGGGTTATGTGCAGAGCGACGCGCAAGTACAATATCAGGGCATCAATGAGAAATTCATCGTCAATGTCGAAGGTGGCCAGACCGTGGTGGTGCAGCAACAAATCCTGCCGACGAGCTGAATTGCGATCGGGCAAGCGCTGCGCTGAGTTCCGACATTCGTGACAGAAAGAAAGCAGACCATGCCAATCAACTCGTTTTCTATCGGGCGCGATTGCCAGCTTGTGGTCATGGGGCCGCTGGGACGTGTCGATCTGACCTATGTCACGGGCTTTGAAAGCCGGCAATTGACGCAATCGGTGCGGCTCGACCGGCTAGACGGCGTGCCGATGGGGGCAGAGCTTCCAAAAGGGTGGGAGGGAAGCTTCGAGGTCGAACGCGGCACCAGTGCAGTGGATGATTTTGTTGCGGCGGCTGAGCAGGCCTTCTTCACGCAAGGCTACCTGCCAGCAGGGACCGTGTATCAGTATGTTCAGGAGGTGGATGGATCGACATCCACCTATCAATATAGCGGCGTGGTCTTCAAGCTTGCAAACTCCGGCATCTGGCGTGGCGACGCCAGTGTCAAGCAGAGGCTTGAGTTCTTTGCCACACAGCGGCAGCGCCTTTGATGGATACGCCATCATCGAGGTTGATTGCAGCCGCGCGGGAGGAGTTTTCAGCCGTTGACCGCACCGGCCGGACGGTTTCGGTTCGGCGAATGGATGCTCTCGACCGGCTACGATTGTTCAAAACGCTTGGACCGGCTCTGTCCGTCAACACCCCCTATTTGGGTATGGCGCTGATCGCCGCATCGGTCAGTAGCATCGATGGTGTGCCGGTGCCACCGCCGGTCACTGAGGAGCAACTTGAGGGATTGGTGCGCCGTCTGGGCGATGATGGCCTTGCCGCGGTGGCCGACGCCCTGGATGCTGCCGATCGACATGATGAGGCGGAACCCAATTTGGGAAACTGAGCAGGCACCCCGATCTGATGGACAGCCTTTATCTGGTCCGGAACGGGGTGCCGTTTGACGTCGCCTTCAGCCTGACTGTTCGAGAACGGCAAGCCTGGGTCGTCGCGATCGGTCAGCTTGATGGCCGCACGTTTGACTGGGACGCGGGAGTCTGGATCGAGAGCTGACCAGACCCGCCGATCGCGCGCACATTGAGGAGAAACGCAATGGATGCCGCTGACATTGGGGCAGCCATGGCGCGGCGGCTGAGCGTGCCACAAAGTCTTATGCGCGCCCAGCGGGCTTTGGCGATCGGTTCGGGTTCGTATTCGCGGGGTGGGTTGAGCTTACACCGCGGCCTCAAATCGGCATCGGGGGCCCCTCGGCCAGCCTCGCCATCGGGAGCAGCTAGCCATGGCATTGGCCAGCAGAACGCGGCCGCGAGCGGCGAATCGGCGCCCGGCGGTGCGTTGGAGACGGGAGCGGCGCCAACCCGTATTGCAGGGCCGGACAGTCTTGTGCGCAAGGTTCGACTTCTGAGCGTGACGTCGTCCGTGTCGCCACGCAAGTTCTTCGCAGAAACGGAAAAGGCGGCTTCTCCCACCGAGCCAGTGTCCGGGCATCGTCCGAGAAACCGGCTATTGGTGGGCGTCAAGTCCGCGGTTGCCCGGGCGCCCGGATTAAATTCTGCTACGAAGGCTCCGGTTCCACCCGCCAACCGACCTGACCCTGTCGCACGCGCCAAACCAAAAGGTGGAAATCCCGGCTTCTTCCCGGGGCCAGATCCGCGCTACGACAATGGAGATACACGCGGTGGATGGGCGCCGGCCCCGGGCTTCTGGACCGGCCCGATTGGTCTGGCGGGGCGTACTGGTGCCCTTGCGCAGAGCGCCACTGCGCGGGCTGAGCAGGTGCTGCAACAGGGCCAGTCACGCGGGGGCAATGGCGACGGGAAGCCCAGCCAACTGGCACCGTTGGCGATGGCATTTGCCCCCTCTCGGCCGATGCCGGATGGTCCTACACCATCAAGCCAGGCGGGACCACAAAATGCCTCTATTCCGGAGGCGACTGGCGGGCTGCCGGTTGCAGCTGGTGAGCCGTCGGTAGGGGTATCTGCGGGGAGCGCGCCAGGCGGACCAACGCAGGGCGATGTCTACCTGGACGGGACGTTGATGGGGCGGTGGATGGTTCGGGCCCTTGCCGCTGACGCTGCCCGGCCGGCGAGCGGTAATGCAGCTTTTGACCCAAGGCGCGCCATCTTCCCCGCCGGCGCGATGATCGGAGGCTGAGCATGGGGATTTCGTTGGGGAGCGTCACCCTCGATGGATTTGAGGTTGCGGCGCGTATCCAGTTTGGCGGCCGTCAAGCTCTTGCCGTGCATAAGCTTCCTGGCGGGGCGCGGATTATTGACGCCATGGGCCCAGACGATGACGCTATCGCCTGGCACGGCATTTTGTCAGGCGGCGATGCCGCCCAACGGGCACGCGCGCTTGATGCCATGCGCGTGGACGGGCTGACTGTAGGGCTGTCCTGGGACGTCTTTGCGGCTTCGGTCATCATTGCCGACCTGAAGCTGGAATACTGCAATAGTTGGTGGATTCCCTATCAGATTGCCTGCACGGTCGTTGTAGGGACGCAAGCGGTTGATAGCGGGCCGGCCGGTGACGACATCCTGGCGGCTGTCGTCGCTGATTTGATACTGGCAGGACAAGCACCTGGCGTAAGCGCCGCCCTTTCTGCGGTTAACGCGGCCAACGTCATCTCGACGGGTAATCAGGCCTATGCGGCGGCGTCAACTTCATTGATGGCGGCGGATCAGGCGATCGATCAGGCCCTGTCCAATTCGGATAGCGCCATGCAAGCCGCGACCGACGTGCCGACGCTGGTTTCGAATGCCGGATTGCTTGCGTCTTTATCCGCTGCGTCCGGCTATGTCGGCCGAGCGGTAACCAACTTTGCCAATGCGGGGCTCTGATGCAAACGCTGACTCTTACAGGGGGCACGCTCTTTGATATCGCCAACCGGTATTTGGGGGATGCGGCACGGTGGGACGATATCGCCTCGCTCAATGGCATAGACGATCCCTGGCTTGTTGGGGTGGTGAGCCTGGTTCTGCCGTCCAACGCGAGCGGATCTAGCCTTGTCGGTTAGTTTCACCCGCCAGCCGACCCCGTTTGTGCTGGCAAACGGGAGCTTGATGCCTGGCATCAAAGAGGTTCAGGTTGAGTCAACAAGCTACCTTTCAGCTGACCGCTTCAGCCTTCGTGCAGCGCTCACGGGGGCGGGCGCAACGGTGTGGTCGGATGTACCTTTGGTCATTGAGCTGGGGATCGGCATTGCTGGCAGCCAGACCAGCCTTATCACAGGCAAGGCCGACAGCGTATCCATCGACCCCATCCGAGGTGAGTGCCGGATTGCCGGGCGGGACTTTGCGGCAAGCTTCGTGTCATCCCAGGTAGATCAGAGTTTCGAAAACCAGACCTCCTCGGATATCGCTATCGCTTTGGCTCAGAAGCATGGCTTGCAATCGCAAGTCACGGCGACACAGACACCGGTGGGGCGATACTATCAGAATAGCCGCACGCGCACTGCGATGACACAGCACGCGCGTGCCACGACGGAGTGGGATCTGCTCTGCTGGCTGGCACAGATCGAGGGTTTTGACGTTTGGGTTCAGGGTTACAGTTTGTTTTTTCAGCCGGTCGATCAATCGACTCCCATCGTGATGGTGCAGCCGGGTGATTGTCTGGCGATGGTGCTTCACCATGCGCTGGATGTTGCCGGCGGCGTGGCGGTTACGGTTAAGAGCTGGGATTGCATCAACCAGACTATGGTTAGTCAAGTTGTGTCCGGCGGTTCAAGTGAAGCCGGCCTCATGAACCGTACGATTGTCCGACCGAATCTATCGTCTAACGATGCGCAAAGACTTGCCCTCCAAACCTTCAGCCAGATAACGGAGCATGAACGGCATATCGAAATGGAGATGCCGGGCGATCTGGTCATCCAGCCGCGCAATACCATTTCCGTGCAGGCGACCGGGACCGATTTCGACGGGCTCTACAATATCTGTTCGATCGAGCGGCGGCTTTCCTTCACCCATGGCTTTACCCAGACTGTCGAAGCAAAGAGTTTTCCTTGGACGCCATCCTGAACATTCTACGCGGCCACGCAGCCCAGCTTGATCAAGGCTGGGCCCATCCACGCATTGCCGTGGTGACCTCTGTGGATCCCGCCACTTACACGGCGCGCGTCACGATTCAGCCAGAGAACGTGTTGTCGGGATGGCTTCCAATCTGCAGTGCGTGGGTTGGCGCCGGTTGGGGCCTCGTCGGCGCGCCGTCTCCTGGGGACCAGGTTATTGTGGTTTGGCAGGATGGCGATGCCGAACAAGGTCTGATCCTGGGCCAGTTATGGTCCAATCAATCCCCGCCACCGAATGCGCCGACCGGGGAGTTGTGGCTACAGCACCAGACGGGAAGCTTTATTAAGCTTCACAACGATGGCTCGATTGAAAGCAAGGCGACTACTTGGTCGCACACCGGGACGTTAATGGTTACCGGGGATGTGTACGATCAACACGGGTCGTTGTCCCAGCTTCGCGGCCATTATAACGAGCATGTGCATCCGCCGGGCACGACCCCGCCAGTGCCAACTGACTGAGGAGGCCAGACATGGCGGATGCGAGCCTGGTTTGGGGCGGTGACCTTTCTGTCTCGGCCGCAGGCGATATCGGCCTTTGCAATGGGCCGGCACTGACACAGCAGCGCGTGTTGCGGCGCCTCTTGACGAATCCGAACGATTATATCTGGGAGCCGACCTATGGTGGTGGTCTGGGGCAATTTGTGGGTCGGGCGGCGGATGCCCGTGTGATTGAAGGTTCTATTCGTACGCAGATGTTTAATGAAGTCTCGGTCGCCCATCAACCTGAGCCGATCGTCGCAACCGACGTGTTTAGCGACGGCAGCGTCGTTGTCGGTATATCTTATGTCGATGAGCCGTCAAATACGTCGCAGACGCTGACCTTCACGGTAGGTGTTTAGCATGGATCTCCCGATACTGACATTTTCTGGCCTCTTGCAGCAAATGGCGGCAGGCCTGCAAGGCGCCGCGCAGCAACTGATCGACTTGAGCGTTGGTAGCGTTTTGAGAGCGCTGCTGGAGGCTTGTGCATCCGTTATTCTCTGGCTGCAATGGCTCATTCTTCAGGTTCTTGCAACAACGCGGGCAGCGACCAGTAGCGGCAGCGACCTGGATAGCTGGATGGCGGATTTCTCGTTCCATCGGCTGCCCGGTGCCGAGGCCAGTGGCGTGCTAACATTCTCGCGGTACAGTCTTGGCATGACCGCGATCATTGCCGTGGGCACGGTCGTGGCGACGGCTGACGGCACGACGCAATTCACCGTCACCGCGGACGACACGAATCCGGCCTGGAACGGCGAGGGCGGTTATACGGTCGCGCCGCAGGTTGCAAGCGTCTCTATCCCCGCACAATGTACCACGGTCGGTACTAGCGGCAATGTCCAGGATGGCACCGTCACTTTGCTCACCTCCCCGATTCCCGGAATCGACACTGTGACGAATAGCGCGGCTTTTTCGGGTGGACAGGACGCCGAATCCGATGCCGCCTTCCGCCTGCGCTTTCAGCTCTACATTAATAGCCTGTCCTTATCGACAGAAACCGCTGTCCTAAATGCGATTGCCTCCGTTCAGCTCGGCCTGAGGATGGTGGTTACCGAAAACGTCAACACCCAGTTCACCTATACACCCGGATCCTTTCTTGTGACTGTCGACGATGGGACCGGGATGCCCAGTGCTGCACTGTTGTCCAGCGTTCAGGCCAGTGTTGATGCTGTCAGGCCGATTGGGTCGATATTCGCCGTTCAAGGGCCGAGCATTTTTTATGCGGCCGTCGTGATGAGCCTGGAAACGTCCAATCCCATAACCCATGCCGCGGTGACGGCACGTGTTCAGGCCGCGGTCCTGGCGTGGATCCAAACGCTTCCCATTTCAGGGACGCTTGCCATTTCAAAGTTAGACGCCATTGCCCATGATACCGATAGCAGTGTTATATCGGTGCTGAGCACATTGATTAACAATGCGGCGACCGACCTGACCGCAGCCGCCAATGGCGTTATCCTTGCCACCAGTGTGACGGTCTCCTAAAATGAATGGTGATGCGTCGAATATGGCCAGCCGGATGCATGCCATGTTGCCAGAGGGGTGGTTCGGCGATGTGACGCCGGTCCTGCAATCGGTGCTCCAGGCCGTAGGGGCAGGTCTTTCGGCCTTCTGGATGCTCTTGCAATCGGTGATAACCCAGACCCGCATTGCGACAGCGACAGGAAGCTTCCTCGATCAAATAAGCCAGGATTTCTTTGGTTCGGGCTTACCGCGCTATGTCGATGAGGTGGATGACGCTTTCCGTACACGGATTACGGAGGCGTTGCTCCGGCCCCGGTCAACCCGCGCCGCTCTGACGGAGGCGCTTTACCAAATGACCGGTCGTTTGCCGAGGGTCTTTGAACCGGCGCGCACGACCGATACGGGCGGTTATGCGATTGGGGGCATTGGTTACGGCGCCGGCGGTGGCTGGGGCAGTCTCGCCCTGCCTTATCAGTTTTTTTTGACGGCGTATCGTCCTTTAGTCGGAGGCATTCCGGAGCTCGCCGGTTACAGCGGTCCGGGAGTACCCGTTTATGGCAGCCTTGCCATGGAAGTCTCCGGCATACCGGATAGCGTGATTGAGGCTGCCGTTCCGCCCCTGCTCCCTGCGGCAACCATAGCCTGGATGAATATCTCGAACTGACATCTTCCGGGGATTTGAAACCTTTCAGATCAAGGTGATACGATGGACCGGCAAATCGTCTATCCGGGCAGCATTCCGCTTGACACGGATGTCCTGAACCTCGAGCGCAGTGTTATGGTCGCGCTTGGGTATTTGGCGCAAGCAGTACTCGGAACGGGCACTATTGCTGATGGACTACCGTGCACGCCAACTTCGCCGGCGACAATGAGCGTGACGATCGGGCCGGGCAGCATTACACAATATGGCGTGGTCGATACAACGCCTTTCGGATCGCTGCCGGCGGAAACGAACGAACCGCTCCTGCGGATCGGTGTCAGTCTGACGTCGAACACGTTCGCGATGTCCGCGCCAACGGCGCCAGGCGACGCGATTAATTATTTGATCGAGGCGACACTTCTGGAGACAGACGCGACGCCGGTTGTGCTGCCGTATTACAATGCATCGAACCCGGCGCAGCCGTATAGCGGGCCAAACAATTCCGGCGAGGCGCAGAATACCCAGAGGCTGCAGGAGATCCAGATTCAAGTGAAGGCGGGTGCGCCGAGCACCGCTGGCACGCAAATCACACCCGCCGTGGATGCAGGATGGGCAGGGCTCTATGTTGTCACCATAACCGC